TTAATTGGTGATGATGATGTTGGTGTTGGTGTTGATGTTTGAGTTTGAGTTGGAGATGGAGATGGAATGGTACCACATTCTAACACGGCCGTAAAATCCAATGCCTCACAATTAATTGTTGGTGTTGGAGTTGGTGTTAAACATAGCCCGTTAAAGACATAAACACTAGATAAGTCAGGACAATCACTTGTACAAGGAGATTTACCGGATAAATAACAAGTACCTCCCAAAGTGTTGGATAAACACCATTGATTGGTTGTTCCAGTTAAGTAATAGATTGCCCAATTGTTGGTTTGACCTATCCAATAGGTGTTATCGTTATATGTTCCTCCTGATATGTATGTGTCGTCAGCGCCTAATATTCCGGTGTTACTTATACAATATATTGAATTACAAGCCATATTATATTATTTTTATTTGTTTTTTTTAGTTGGACAACTCTAATATGATGAAGTTATTTATTCCTACTCCCAATAATGTTATTAGTGATGTCATTATTTTATATTTATTTTATTTTTTAATATTAACATCCAAGACCTTTAGTGCAGGTTATACTTAATTGACCAATACTATTAACATTAAATATATATGTATCATCATCTATAAGTGGTCCTGCTGTATATGGAATAGTTAATAGTTCGTCTGCATATATATAACTTCCTTCACCTAATACCGAATCTAAGCTATATGCAATAAATGAAGTTACAGGGTCATTAAGTAGACAGAAATTAAAAACACAATATGAACTACTCCTGTCTAGATAATGAGTATATACCTCTTTTATGCATCTAACTGATAGAAAATTTTGAGTGCCAATAAAGTATGTGCCATTGTAGGGGCCATAAGAATTCAAAAAGTAGTACCAAGCAGTGTCTTCAGTTTGAAGCGTACTACTCCAAAAGTTAGCAGATTGTTTAAGTCCTACAAATTGTTCGTTAGGATAATCAACAGAAAGATAACCTCCTCCAAGAGCGGTAAATCCAGTTTGATTATTGCCATCTGTATTAGTAGGTTCCCAATGGCAGAATCCTATTTCTTTCAATTTACTTCCCGCAACATTTTCTCCACCTAATCCCCCATATAATGTATTCCATTCAGCCTGAGTAGGTATATGATAACCCTCTGGGGCTAACTTTAGTCTATAATCTGGGTCAGCAGCTGATTCTTCATTCCATATTCCTTGTACTACAGCAAAACTATATAATTTACCATAAATAGCATCATTGGCTGGATTATCGTCATAATGTCGCCATCCTCCAGGTGGTATTGGTGTACTATCACTAAATGTATCTACACTTAAGTTACATACAGCCCATCTCTGTGTACCAATTACTATCTGACTATCTGGTACACAATTTGGACAAGGGTTAGCAGTAGTAGAGGTAGACGTTGGTGTCATTGTTGGTGTTTGAGTAGGTGTTGATGTTTGAGTTGGCGTTGGCGTTTGGGTTGTCGGAATACAATTATTATATGATGAAGTTGTTTGTCCAGGAATAACAATGGCGTTTGTTTGTTCATCAGTTATAAAATAATCGCTATTATCACTAAACATTGTCTCAACGGTGTATATTAAAGAAGTTAATACTTTATTCGTTTCTACAGGAAGTGCATCTGTGTTCCATTGTGCTTTAGTTGTTGTAAAAGTCATAGGAATAGAACAAGTAAAAGGGCTCATACCTGCAATTACATATCCAGTAATTGTTCCAACAGAAAAAGGACTTGGTTTTAAAGTTCTTCCCGCTAATACTGTTGTGAAGTCTATGTAACCAACGGTAGACATTTTTATATTTCCATCATTTGATGCTGTCCAATTTACACAGTATTCTTGTATAGGTGATATAGGTGATGTTGATGTTGGCGTTGGTGTGTATGTTGGTGTTGGTGTCTTTGTCGGAGTTGGAGTAGGTGTTTCTGTATTTGTTGGTGTTTGAGTCGGAGTTTCTGTATTTGTTGGTGTCATTGTGGGAGATGGAGGTATGATACCTTCTGTTGGTGTAAGTGTTGGGGTTGGTGTGTTAGTAGGTGCAGGTGGTGGACCAATAACCACATTTTGATAAAATACACAACCATTATTATCAATAACTTTTAAACTATATGATAATTCACCTTCTAATATTGAGGGAACTATAAAATCGTAAGGTAATGATGACGACGGTATTGTATCAATATAGATGCAAGAAGTATTTGACGGAAAACACAAATAAATATTAAATGGTGTTGCACCCGTTATGTTATTGATATGAATATTTGTTGGCATTTTTTTTATGATATATTTTATAAATATAAAGGGTTTATAAAACTTGTGTAGTTTGGATATTATAAAATTTATTATTATCTTTGTCTTTATGTCAGACGATGCGGAAATTTTAATAGAATTATTACGAGAAATACTTGGAGACGAGAAACAACATTATGGGCATAAAGGTCAAATATCGTTTGATTGTGTTAATTGTGATGAAGGACAACATAAAGGTAATTTGGAGGTAAATTATTTTCAGCATGTTTATAAGTGCTGGTCTTGCGGAGATGTGGACAATACCAAAGGTCCTTTAGGTAAATTATTTGACTTATATGGTAATAAAAAACAAAAGAAAATTTATAATGTTCTCCAACCGGAAGAATATAAACCAAGAGAAGAAAAAAAGAAAAGGTTAGTTCTTCCAGAAGGATTTACTTTATTTAAAGATAGTAGTCCGAGATATCCAATTAGGAATCAAGCTTACAATTATTTAAAAATTCGTGGTATTGGAGATGATATTATTGAAAAGTATGGTATTGGTTTTTGTGATAAGGGTAGTTTCGGTGGTAGAGTAATTATACCTTCATATAATGAAAAAGGTTATTTAAATTATTTTATTGCTAGAAGTTGGGACCCAAATAGTCGAGCAAAATATAAAAACCCTGAAACACCAAAAGATGAAATCATATTTAATGAAAATTTAATTGATTGGTTTAGACCCATTTTTATTGTCGAAGGAGTGTTTGATGGGTTATTCTTACCCAATAGTATTCCTATGTTAGGAAAACATATGTCAGAATTATTATTTGAAACATTATATGAGAAAGCAATTAATGATATTACCATTTGTCTTGATTCTGATGCTTGGAAAGATTCGGTTAAATTGTATCACCAGTTAAATGGGGGTAGATTATATGGTAAAATAAAAATCATTAAACTAACTGACGATAAGGATGTTGCGGATTTAAGAGGTAATATTGATGAATATTATTATGAAATAAAGTAAATTTTATTTGGATATGTAAAATAAATGTTGTTAATTTGCTCAACATTAAAACAATAAGTTATGTCCAACACAGTTTCATTTGATTTGACGACCTTCAAAAATTTAAAAAACGAGTACCAAAACGCCATTCAAAACAACATTACTGTATTCACCTTTGAGGGTAATGAATATTTAACTAGTTATGCGAAATATCTAATTGAATATCTTAAAACAAAATTTGAAAAATAATATGAAAATAGATTTAAACGAGGTTGCTAAAGAGATTAGAGGATTGTTGGATAAACGAAGAGAAGAACTTGATTTAACTTTTGTTGAAGACACCCACACTTATTATATGAAAGATGAGACGGGTGTTGTTAGAAATGATTATCCCTCCGTTAGTAAGGTAATGAAATACTTCTATGAAGAGTTTGATACGGAAGGTATCTCATTAAAGAAAGCCAAGGGAGACCCTGAAGTCCAACAACAACTATTAGATGAATGGAAAGCGGCTGGTGATTACTCAACCAATATGGGTAGTAGAGTCCATTATATGTTGGAGAAGAAAACCATAGAGATGTTTGGTGATTACAAAGAGGTGAGACAACCAATCTTTGAATGTGATTTTACCCAAGTATTAAAGGGTGATAGTATGATATCTGCGGGAACCGCTTATTTAGACCTTATGGTTGAGAGAGGTGCTGTGTTATTGGATACGGAGATTGTATTGGGTGACCCTGAATTAAAATATACTGGTCAACCGGATAAAGTGTGGTTGATAATGAATAAAGAACAAACTGAGTTTGGTTTGGTGATAACAGATTGGAAAAGTAATAAACCAAAGAATTTTGAGGAGTCATTTTTCACTAAAAGAATGTATGAACCATTTGATAAATTACCAAACAACGCGTTGGGTCATTACTTCACTCAATTACCTTTTTACGGAAAACTCCTTATTAAAATGTTGCAAGGGACTAAATACGAAAACATTAAATTGTATGGGTGTGTAATTGTTCTTGTGAAAGAAAATGGTGGGTATGAAGAGTTCCGTGTCCCAAAAGGAGTTCAAGACACTATCTTGGAGATGGATATGAAAAAATATTTGACAAAGAAGTAAAAAATAACTAAAATTAAAAGAAAAATATATGGACGATTTATTACAACCAAAAATTGATTTAAAAAAACAACCAACACTTGAGTGTGAAGAATGTGGAAGCATATACTTCAAAGAGGTTGTTATGATAAAAAAAGTAAACAAATTATTAACAGGAAGTCAGGAAGATACGATTGTTCCATTCCCCACTTACCGATGTGATGATTGTGGGCATGTTAATGAAGATTTTAAATTATTTGATAAATAATGAAAATAATTAAAAAAGAACATATGTGTGCTCCTTGTACAGCATCATTGTGGTGGATACCAACAATATCGTACTCTATTATGTTAATTAATGGGGTTAAATTCCATAATGAATGGGTATGGTGGGTAGGAATATCTGCTTTAATTTTAGTATGGGGATTATTAAATTGGAAAATTGAAAAATAATATGATAAAGAAATTAGTTCATTTTTCTGACCTTCACTTGAAGTTATTTAAGGACCACGATTTATATCGGGGTGTTCTGAATGATATGTTAGAAAAATTTAGAGAGATTAACCCCGATAGAATTGTCTTCACCGGTGACCTCTTACATTCTAAAAATCAATTAACACCCGAAGTTATAGAAATAGCGTCTTGGGTGTTAACAGAATGTTCATCAATTGCTAAAACAATACTTATTCCAGGGAATCACGATGCGTTAATAAACAATAATGATAGGTTGGATAGTATTACACCCATTGTGGATAACTTAAATAATCCCAGTATTGTCTATTACAAGAATAGAGGTATCTACGAGGACGAAAATGTGTCTTGGTGTGTATATTCTCAATTCCAAGGTAATATCCCACCAGAGATTGATACAGCGGTTGGATTTAAGATTGGATTGTTTCACGACCCGGTTGCGGGACTAACAACTGATTTGGGATTTGATTTTGGTTCTCACGCATACGACACAGAAAAATTTAATGGTCTTGACCTTGTGTTATGTGGGGATGTTCATAAACGAGCAACATTTAGTATACCAAATGGTAAGAGGGGTGTGATGATAGGTTCTACTATTCAGCAAAATTTTGGGGAAAGTATAAATAAACACGGATTCGGAGTTTATGATTTAGATAGTGATGAGTATAGTTTTGTTGATTTGGATAATCCAAAACCGTTCTTATCATTTAAGATGAAATCATTTGACGATATAATAAACGGAACAGAAAAATTGGTAAATAATGGAAAATAATATGAATAGTTTAGATGAAATAGCAATTAAAAATGGAACTGATAAAAGTTCTAAAACACATAATTATTGTGTTAAATATGAAAAATATTTTAATTTTAACCGAAATGAAAATTTAAAAATACTTGAAATAGGGGTTTTTAATGGAGAATCTTTAAGAACTTGGAGTGAATTTTACCCAAATTCTATGATAGTCGGTATTGACATTGATGAACGATGTATTGATTATCAATCAGAAAAAATTAAAATTGAAATTGGTTCTCAAATAGATGAAAAATTTTTAAATAATGTTATTGAAAAATATGGTGAATTTGATTTAATACTAGACGATGGTTCACATCAACAATCACATATGATTAAATCATTTGAAATTTTATTTCCGTGTGTTAAAAAAAATGGTTTGTATGTTGTAGAAGACACTTGTTGTTCTTATTGGAGTGAATTTGAGGGAGGGTTTAGGAAATCAGGTACATCTATAGAATACTTTAAAGATATTATTGATGATGTTAACTTTAATGGCGAATTACTTGAAAGGTATTCACCAGCTTATGCTAGAAAGGAAGATTTATTGATTGAGCAAACTAAATCAAAAAAATATGGTATAAGAACAGATATTGAATCATTAAATTTTATGAATTCAATGATTATCATAACTAAACGATGATAAAATATTAAATAAATATGGGAAATCTTAGAGACAAATTCTCCGATGAGGAGTGGGAAGAATTACTTAAAAAAATAGAACAAGAAGACAAAGAGCGTGAAGCAAATCGTGTTAACAAATAGTCAATTAACTAGTGTCAATGAGTATTGTAAATTAAACGATATTGAGGACATTGATAAATTCATCGTAAAATGTTTTACTGGTGGATTTAACACAACTAAATATGGTCTGCTTGGTGATGATTCGGGAAAAACGAGTATTGTTGAGGAAAAACAGGTAGAAATTGAGGTAATCCGTGAAATACGGGTAGAAGTTCCTGTTGAAGTTATCAAAGAGGTTGAGGTCATTAAGGAAGTAGAAATTATTAAAGAAGTTCCGAGCCCACCAACCGAAATAGAAGTTGTCAAATATGTTGATAGAGAAGTCATTAGGGAGGTAAAAGTGGAAATCCCTGTCGAAAAAATAGTATATATTTACGACAATCCCGTCCCAATTATAGAGGAAAAAAGGGACGAACCTGAACCAATTATTATTGAGAAGATAGTAGAGGTGATTAAGGAAGTTCCGGTGGATAGAATTATTGAGGTGGAGAAGGTGGTAGAGGTTATTAAAGAAGTTATAGTTGAGGTTGATTCCGGAAATGATAAATTAAAACTTATCCAAGAAACTTTACAGAAATTAAGAAAAGAACTATCTTTAAAGAACACAAGGATAGAAGAGCTTGAAAAAATAAATAAACAATTGGAATCAAGTAATATGGAGCGTGGAGCGGTTTATATGAAAGGTTCTAACTTAACAGAAAATTTATAATATGGAAATATTAGTTTGGTTCATTTTAAGCTACGGGCTTATGAACATTATGGTATACGGGTCAATCTTTCAGGGATTGAGAGATTTCTTTAAAAAATGGGGGAATAACCAATACACACCTTTTAACGGGATTGCTCGTTTTATATCTGGAATATTAACCTGCCCGATGTGTTTTAGTACTTGGGGTGGATTCCTATTGAGTTTTTTATTATATTCTCCAATACACCAGTTATTCGGTATTTCCGAAAATATATCTTGGTTCTTTGATGGTATATTATCATCAGGGGCTGTGTGGATAATAAACTCTATTGTTGAATGGTTTGAGGAAAACAGACCAGTGAAAAATTAAAATATGGAAAGTAAATTAGGTGATTTTGTAATTAAGTATTTGAAAGAAAAAACTCAAACTAGAAAAGTAATCAAATGTGTGGATTTTTTTCAATTAATAATTGATATGGGTCTCAGTGATGAATGTGTTGAGGTTATGAGTATTGTTGAATATTTAGACCAAAATGAGATTGATATAAATTTTGATGACATCAGTGGGGACTATTATTCACGATTCAAATCAATTGAGAGAAAGGTTAAATTATCTAAAATGTTACAAGGTAGTAAAACAGAAGTTCAAAAAATGATTGAGAAAGTAGATAGTATTAAAATTCAAGAGAGACCGGATTGGTTGGATTATTATAGAGATGAGGAGGATGATGAAGATGCAACACCTATCGCAACCTCAGATAGAGATAGAAATTTAGGTCAAGATATTATTGATAGATTAACTAACAAAATTAGAGAACAAGTTGAGAATGAACCGGAAATAACTTTAGAAGAAATAGAAAAAGAAATAAATAACAATTAAATAAAAACAATCATGCCAAAGTCAAAATTACGAGGTGGAGCAAAAGCTCACAAAACAAGAGTTACAACAAGAAATAACTCTCTTAGAGGATTAAGAAAGAAAGCTCAAGAGGAGTATACCGAAATGTTTGAGAAACAAATGGAAACAATTAAAGCTCAATATCAAAACGAGAATGGTGAAACAATGGATATAAACGCTGAGGTTATAGGCGATGTGAATGATATTAACATCGTTGAGGCTGAGGTAGTAACACCTGAAGTTGAAGTTGAGAACTAAAATAGTGTCCGCATTTCCTGGAGTAGGAAAAACAACTTATCATATAAACAACCCTAAAACCACTTTGGATTCCGATTCAAGTGGTTTTAGCTGGATTATTAATGAGAGTGGTGAAAAGGTTAGAAATCCAGAGTTTCCACAGAACTACATAAACCATATTAAAGAGAATATTGGTAAATACAAATACATCTTTGTGTCTTCACATAAAGAAGTTAGAGATGCTTTATTAGACAACTGTATATACTTCTATTTGGTTTATCCGGATAGTGATAGAAAAGAGGAGTTCATCCAACGATACCGAGATAGAGGTAATGACGAGAACTTCATTAAGTTAGTTGATTCCAAATGGGATGAATGGATGTCGGAATACTATTGGATGGAAGGTGGTTGTGTGAAATTAACGGCTTATGATGGTTGGAATTTAGACAATGTGTTGGAAGCTCAAGATAGGAGAGACGGTGGAGACGCCATTCAAGAAGAGGTTGAAGAAGTGAACTAAAAAATATGGATTTATTTAATCCTGAGATAGAATTTAATTACACAATAATGATAAAAGATTTAGATATCACAAACTTTGATAATCCTTACCTACAGATTGTGTGGGAGGATTATGCAGAAAATTTTACACAAGAAAAAATAAAGAGTGTTCGTCATTACTTCCAAAAGAAGTATAACACAACCAATGTTAATGTAATAACAAAAACAAAGGTTGCTGACGACACCACGCATACCGTAGACATATCCTTTAACATTTTGGATGAGAACTATCAATTAGAGTTAGTTCGTTCATTCTTGGAGTCAAAAGGGAATATGGAACACTACGATGATATCTACCAGCTTAATAGTATTGTGGATAACAAATTGTTGCAGGACCAAACCGACGCATTACCATTTAAACGATGGTATATCAAAAATATTGAGTTCTCAAACTTCCTATCCTATGGTGAGAATCAGAAGATAGATTTTGAGAAGTGTGATGGTATTACAGTTGTGGAATCAAACCCACCTAACTTTGGAGGTAAGACGGTTCTTACCGTGGATTTACTTATGTTCTTATTCTTTAATGAGACCACCAAAACATCCAAAGCCGAGGAGATATTTAACAGATTCACCGAAAGAAATAAAGTTGCTGTAAAGGGTGAAATTACAATTGATGGTGATGAGTATATCATATTGAGAAATATTGAGAGAAAGTTATCAAAGAAAAACGAATGGACGGTTAAGACCGAGTTGGACTTTTATAAAAGATTGTCTGATGGTAGTTTGCAGAACTTCACCGGGGAACAACGAAGAGAAACCGAGGCGTTTATCAAAACATCTATCGGAACTAAAGAGGACTTCTTAATGACCATCCTAACAACTGCCACTAACTTGGAAGAACTAATTGATGCCAAACCCACAGCGAGGGGTCAGGTTCTTTCAAGATTTATGGGGTTAGATTTTCTTAAGCGTAAGGAAGAGGCTGCCAAAGAAATTTATAGTGATTTCTCCAAAGGAATGTTATCAAACATTTATAACTCGGAACAACTTAAAACGGATAACCAAACCAGTCAAGACACGATTGATACTCTAACGGAAACTAATCTAACATTAGATGTTCAGTTGGAAGATGCTAAATCAAGAATACTTAAAGGTCAGGAATATCGTGATGGATTGTTAAAGTCCAAACACAACATTGATAAGGAATTAACAATGGTTTCTCCGGACAAAGTTCAAGAAGAGATTAATGGGTTGGACCTACAGAAATCCAAAGCTATTTCAGATAGAGACGGAGTTAAAGTTGTTGAACCATCCGAATTTTACCACGAGGATAAACACGATGAGGTAAAACAAGAGATTAAAGATTTAATTACCAAACAAGCCGACAACAACGCAAAGATTAAAAACATTGAGGAACTTAAAAGTTCTGTTGATGGTGGAATCAAATGTGAACATTGTGGTATTGAACTTATGAACGCCGCAATTACCAATGCAAAAATTGGGGAGCTTGCGGGGTTTATCACGCACAAAGGGGAATTAGAGGGGTTAATGCGTGATTTAACCAGCAAAGAACTCGGTTTTGTTAATCTTAAAAAAGAATTTGATGAGTATGAAAAAAACAAACTTATTAAAGAAAAATATGAATTAAGTGTTGAGAGATTCCAGTTGATGATTGAGGCGTTGAAAACCAAACTAGAAAGATACACCGAAGTTCAGGATAAGGTTATTGAAAATAATAAAACCGATGGATTGTTAATCAAAGCCGGAATTAGAATAGATGAACTTGAAGGTGAGAAAAAAACTATAGAAACCAGTATCTCTAACAATAAATTTACAATAACCAATCTTACAACCAATATAACATCTAACTTGGAGACAATTAGAAAAATTGGGGAAGAAGCCGAGAGAGAACGAATCTATAAAATATATTTGGAAATCTTCGGTAAGAATGGGGTGACCAAACTTATAATGAAAACAATGATGCCACTTATTAATAGTGAACTTCAAAGATTGTTGGAAGATAGTTGTCACTTCAGATTAGAGGTTAGAATTAACGACAAGAATGAGGTTGATTTCTTAATGATTGATAACAATACTCAAGTTGAGAAACCAATGTCTTCAGGGTCCGGATATGAAAGGTCAATCGCTTCATTGGCGTTGAGAGCGGTGTTGAGTAAAATCTGTTCATTACCAAGAGCGAATGTTGTGGTGTTTGATGAGGTATTTGGTAAGATATCCAATGATAACTTGGAGATGGTATCAGAGTTCTTTAGTAAAATTAAAGAATACTTTGAGAAGATATTTGTAATCACTCATAATCCACTGGTCACCAATTGGGCTGACAACGTGGTGAGGATTAAAAAAGAAGAGAACATAAGTTATGTTTCTCAATAATTAATTATAATAGTAAACATATGAAAAAACCGGGTTATCATGGGATGGAATCACATCAAGCGTCCCTGAAAAAAAAAGAGGGTCACAATAGAGAATATATAAGACAATCTCAGTTAGGTGAAGGTTCTGAGGTTATAAAAGGTAATAGTAAGGTTGATGTTGTTAGAGCCGATGGAATGAAAGAATCTGTTAAAGGGGGTAGTAGAACTCAATGGTCATTGTATTCTGAAAATAGAATTAATGAATCTAAATTATCTAATAAAGGTAAGGAAGCTTTCTCAAATTGGATTAATTTTTTACCTAAAAATAAAGAAGAATATCTTAAAACCCCTAAAAATTTTAGTCAAAATACAAATGTCATTGATTTATATAATGTATATAAAGACACCCCAATGGAGTTAATTAAATATTTTTGTGGTTATGATGATATTGATTACTATGTGTTAATGGATAAAAGGGATAACACTCAAATGGTGTTAAATAAAAATAAATTTTTTAATAAAATAGAAAAATCAATAAAACGAGTTTATACAACTCCAGGTGGAAAATTGTCAATTGCTGGAGGGGATAAAGATGTGTTATTGTTTGAGTTAGAATTAAGAAAAGGTAAAAATTCTCATAGAGGGGTTTTATTTGGTTCTACCTTAAAACAGATAATTGATTTATTCAAATAATAGGTTATAATTATAAGTATGAAAACACCAATAAGATACGCCGGGGGTAAATCAAGGGCGATTAAACACATTACCCCATATGTTACTAATATTAATAAAATTGTTTCACCATTTTTAGGTGGAGGTTCATTAGAAGTTCATTGGGCTTCTTTAGGTAAAGAAGTAATTGGTTACGATTTATTTGATGTACTAGTTAATTTTTGGAATGTATTATTAAATAATAAAGAAGAGTTAGTTGAGAAATTAAAAGAAATTACCCCAACATCAGAGGAGTATTCACGAATTAAAGAAATTTTAATGAAGTGGGACAACACTCAAGAAATGTTGAAAGATTGGAAAACAGACCATTATAAACGAGATGAAGTTATTAATTTAGATAACATAACTGCCGCGGCATATTATTAT